TTCCGTGTTAGGGAAAACAATGTCTCCACCTGTGCTACTACTAGTGTTAGTGTATGTTCCGAAAAACAACTTTAAGTTTCCTAGCGTTAATTCATTTTCTATTGTTGTGCTAAATGCCATATATATCCTCTCCTTTTTTCCTCACTGTATGTTTGTTATCTTTCCTTGTCCTCTAAAGAATGAACATCCTACTTCACCAATTGTTCGGTATAATGCCCTGTTACCTAGAGTTCCGACACCGAATGGATTTCCGTTAGCAATACCATCTTCAAAGTATTGAGTTGGCTTCATAACGGATAGCCATAGGTGGTCTGTATCAAGGAATAGTAAGTCACTAAGTTTAGTAGAAGCACTACCAGTTTGTGCCATATCCTTTACAGGGATAAGTGGCAAGTCGTAATAAGTAGCGACCCTAAATCCAACTTCTTGACCCTTTGTTCCTCTAACACCATTAACGGTAGGAACAATTTCTTTTCTGTCCATAAATCTTTCTTGGCTTTGTAGTAAATCAGCGATTGCTTGAATAGTATCATAACCAGTTAGAATAACCTTTGGAGAACCACCGGCTAGTCTTAAGTTTCTAATCATATCGTTAAGTCTTGTTAGAGTTAGTGAACGAACATCACCACTAGCATATCCACTACCAAAGTCTACTTCTGCATCAAGGAAAGAAGCGGCAGTAAATCTCTCTCTACCGTAAATTTTTCCTAGTGCGTTAGAAGCGGAAGCGGTATCAGTTGCGATAACTCCGCCATCAATTGCTAGTAGTTCTGCTCTTGAAGTAATAACCTTGTTTAGAGAAGTATAGTTGTTACCGATATTTGGCATAGCGGATGATTCACCATAATGCTCTAGTGGCATAACCAACATTTTGTTTTGAACTTCTGCATGGTGCTTACCCATATCTTCACGCATTTGCGCTCTAATATCGCCAATACCATCATCAATTTGTGCCATTTCCATAGCAAGTTCACTGAAATCAAATTGGTGTGCAACTACTTTAGGACTCATGTTGAGTTGTGCATAAGTTGGTGCAATTGGGCCAAGTCCGTCAGCCGCAGTTGAAAGTCCTGCATTTTCAGGAACACCACCAATAAGGTCTGCTCTTGGGTTATCCGAACCTAATTCTCCTAGTGTTGCATTACCTGTTGCATCAACAGTAAACAAGTTACCGCTTCCACCGGCAGGTCGTGATTGTAGAACTCTCCATCCGCTAGAACTGTAAGGTCTTTTTGAAATCATTGAAAGAGCATTAACTTCTCTATTCAACATAGACCATACTTTCTGTCCGTAAACAATGTTGTAAAGTGCTGATACATCACTGACAGCACTACCGGAGAATGCCGGAGAACCATCATGTCCTGTGTGTATTCCACCAATAGCACCGGCTTGCTTCAAAAGAGCGTTACCGGCAGGTAGATTGTTTATTCCATATGTGCTTGCTTCTAAATCTGCGATTGTATTAATATAACCTGTCATCTTAAATTCCTCCTACCATTTTGTGAATGTCCGACCAATCCATGTCAGCCATCTCATCCATACTTGGGAGTTTAATTGCGGATTCTTCTTGTGCCTTTAGAATAGTTTCTTTTTCAGCAGTCAAAGATTTCCTTAGTTGAGTAAATTCATTCTTAAGAGAAGCAATCTCGCTAGCGGCATCATAGTTTTGCTTTTCGATAACATTCTCTCTTGTTGAAACTTCTCTTGCGAATCTTGCTTCAAAAGATTTCTTTAGGTTGTCATAGGCAAGTGTTTCAAGTTGTTCTTGTCGGAAAGCCTCATATGCTTTCTCAATGTTTCCAACTGACAAATCAAGAGTATCGAACTCTCCATTGTTAAATGCCTTTACAACCGGCATGTCGGATGAAGTTGGTTTACCGTTGTTAATAACAATACGGTCAGCAGGTTCTCCAATTTGGTTTCCTGCACCATCAAGAGTTCTTAGATATGCTTTATCAGTCTCTTCAAAGTCTTGATATTCTCCGGCTTCTTTGTCACCTTCTTCATCAGCCTCTTCCATGTCTTCATCAGCCATTTCGTAGTCTCCTCTTTCCATGTCATCATCAGCCATTTCTGTTTCTTTCATGCCTTTCTCATCGTCTAGCAACTCTTCTTCTTTACGAAGCGTATTTACTTCTTCTAGCAAAGTGTCTAGTTCTGCTAGGGCTTTTTCCAGTTTATCACTCATATTATTGTCTCCTTTATCTTGTTTCAAAATATCGAATCTCGCTTCGGGGTTAATTCCTTTTTCGCATATAGTAATTTCATGCAATTCTAACTTGCTGATTTCATTATACTCACCCAAGTTTTCATTACTTTTCTTTACTTTTTGGAGGGCTTGACCTCCTATGCTAAAAGACCTCAATGACCCTTTGCGAATGTTTCTGCCAACTTCTTTGGCTTTTTCTATATCATCTCGTAGTTTAATTACTACAAAGAAACCAACATCATCTACTTCGGATTTCCAAAGTCTGCCTGTTTTATCTCTATAAGAATCTACTACTTCTCCTACTTGAACATTAGAATGATTTGTCATTACATTTCTAAATTTAGAATCTTGCATGAACTTAGCAACTGCTTCATTAAGTGCCTTAAGAGTAATCAAATCATTTTGCTTATCAACGATTTCAATACTAGCATAGCCTCCAATCATCAAATCATCACTACGACTCTTAATGATAGAAAAACCATCATTCCTAGTTGCTAAGACTGCTGAAGACATTTGCTCAAACGGAAAAAATTTACTTCTAATATATAATACACACGGTTATTTTAAACGATTAGTCTTCTTTTGGAGGTAATTTAAGACTGCTAAACTTATCCTCATAAATATTCCATAAGCCTCTATCTGTATCAGTATCAGCAGGTTTCTGTTCATACCCTGTCCACGCTAACCACATTCTTTTTCCTTTAACTTCAAGCATCCTAACATGAAGTTTAGTTTCAAACTTATTACCATCTAAGAAATATTCATGGTAGCCTTCTCTTTGAACTCCTAGTTTAACATCTCCACTATCTAACAGTTTTCTTTTTGAAATGTTCTTAGCGACGATAGCAGGAAACTTTCCTGCTTTACCAAATAGTTCAAAAATATCATCTTGTGAATCTAATCGTATTAACCAATTAATGCTTTCATCACCTAGTTTCATTACTAAATTTAAATTATCATCTTCTCTAAGATATAATTTATATTCTCCCTGTCTATATTTTTCGGGTGTTTTGTATTCTTTTTTGATAGTATCTAACAATATTTTATCATTGTCTGCAAATAACTTCTTTGTTTTAGCATCAAAAGATATACCATCTCTATTCTCAAACCAATCTTTTACCCTACTTTCTTTACTTTCTAATATATCTTGGTAGTTATCTTTATGGTTTTTTACCAAAAAATTATGAACTTCTTTAGGAGTCTTTGCTCCCCCTTGTTTTAAATAGTTAAATATGGCAACAGTAAGTTTAGATTGTTTTGTTTTCATTATTTCTTCTGCTTGTTCTTTCCATAAGTCTAAGTCCATAATTGCATTTTTAGCCATTAGATTGTCTCTTTCAAAACCATAAATAGTAAAACCATCCATGTCTCCTTTGATAATTATATTGGCTTCTCCGTGAATATGGTCTGTAATGACTATTCCTTTTTCTACTTCTTCAACACTATAGTTTAATGATTTATCAGTATCTTTTACTAGCATTTGTAAAGATACTAATTTATCCGGTGTTTGGGATTCAGCGATTTCATTTATTTTTGCTGAATAAACAACCGGCTTTCCTTTAACTTCTTTTACCTTATCTACTGAAACTCTAACTATATCTCCAACATCGGCTGAAACTTTAGTATTAGTTGCATTACCAACATTAAGATAAGTAACGCCTTCTATCTTTTCATCCCCTTCTTCAACCGGCCCTGCTCCTAATTTGTAAGAATAATTAGAGCCACTTTTCTTTTTATCAAGAACAATCAAGTCTAATTCTACAAAGGGTTTCCATCTAATCCACTTTGGGTTTTTCTTAGTTCCTAAAAAGTATGTTGAAGTGGCATCTTTAATCATAACTCCTTCGGCAGTAGGCATTTCCATAATCTTCTTAGAATATTCTTCAACATCTTTTAGATTATCCGCTACCCTTGTATCTTT